TCGTCAGCCAGTGTCATGTCCAGTTCATTTAGAATGTCTTCAAGCAGCTGTTCGTCCGGCGTTTTTGTTGTTTCATCTGCCATACTGCACCGCCTTTCAATTACAGGCAGCAAGGTTTTTTGCCCTGCTGCCTTTGCTTATTCTTTACTCCGTAGCTGCGGTCTGTGCTGCTAAGAATTCCGCGATCACTTCTGCTTTCGCAGTCTTTGTGATTGCATAGCCCTTATATGCTGCCAGTCCCTTGATCTTCTCCACGGTCATTGCGTTCAGTTCCTCTTCCGTCCATGTGGTCTTTTCTACTTCCACGGTGTCGGTTCCCGTCACCACGGTGTATGCCGCAGGCTGTAACTCGTTAATGTCAAGCAGCAAGAATGCGTTATTGTCCTTCGGACGACCATTGCCGTACAGGAATGCTGCGTACACTCTTTCACGCTTCAAAAACCGCACGCTGTCGTCGTATTCGATAGTACCTTCTTTTCCGGTTCCGATTCCTGCAAAATACTGTTCTGCAATTCCCAGAATTGCTTCACCCTTTGTCAGTGCTTCTGTCTGAATGATTTCTGTCGGGTACGGAAGGACATTGTTTGCGAATGTTCCGTCCGGGCGCTGCACCGTAGTTGCGGGCATTACTTTTTTCCAGTAATCTTCCGGGCTTACCAGCATGATCAGTGATGCAACCGTTCTGGGGCGACCGTTTCTTGTCACTGCTAATTTACCGACCAGACCGCCGTATGTTTCCGGCGTAAACTTTGTGACTTTGATCGCAGTCTTTTTCACATAGCTTTCACCGTCTCCGTGTGCTGCTTCAATGTCTCTGTTCATTCCGATAGGCATTTTCACGCCTGTTCCGCAGACGATACCTTCTTCCAGACCGACGTAGATCGCATCTTTCAGCACTTCACGTACGTAGCTGTCTAACCATGTTGCGCCCAGATCCAGCATGGACTTTGCAACCGGAAGGAATGCGGTCAAGCTGTACATTAACATGTCCAGCTTCTCGAAGGATCCTTCCAGTTCCTTTGTGATCTCCGCTGTAATGTCACCCCAGATCGCTTTCTGCTTTCCGTTTTTGTTCATGATCCATTCTGTGATGTAGGATGTGTTCTTAAAGTCGATCTTCGCAAGCAGCGGGTGTTCCAGCTTCAAGCTGTCGTATACGTCTTCAATGATCGTCTTCGGCATTGTTACGTCGATAGATGCAAGCGCCTGTTTCGGGTTCTCGGACTTCATGGCACCGATCACTGCTTCATAGTACTTCTTTTCCTCACTGGTCAGCTGGCGAAGTCCGCGTGCTGCCATTGCCTGTGCGTCCAGCTGCTCAACTGCTGCCACGTCTTTTGCACGCTGCAAGATCTCTTCTTCGATCCCTGCTGCCATTTCTGCCATTGCCTGTGCCACCTGCTCGGTGTCTTCGGTTTTTAATGCTTCGTTAAATTTCTGCGCCAGCTGCTCGCGTGACAGCTGTTCAACGTCTTTGTTTCTCATGCCTTTTACCTCTTTTCCAGATTTTTTGCGGCTGCTTTTGCTAACAAAGCCGCCATTTTATTTGTAGACTGTTTCGGATCAGAATTGTTTTTCTGATTCTTTTTATCGTCGTTGTTGTCTTCGTCGTCGTTGTCCTCGCTGTTATCCTCGTCGGATCCGTCGCTTGCTTCGTCCTCTGCGCTGTCCTCGTTTTTCTTGCTTGCCTGCTTGCAAAATTCGAGCATCTGTGTTTTGATTGCTTTCTGGTTCAGCATTTCAGTTCGCAGCTGTAAAAGCTGTGTCTGTAGCTGCTGCATGACCGTTCCGGCTTCTTCTCCGGCTTTGCTTGATACTTCGTCTGCGAAGCCCTGTTCTACCGCCTGTTCTGCTGTCAGATACGTTTCAGCATCCATCATGCTTTCCAGTTCTTCTTCTGTGATGTTCACGCGCTCCATATAAATTTTTCTGTTTCCTTCCATGAGCGTGTCCAGATCGTCTGCTGCTTTCCGCAGCTGATCCGCATTCCCAGAAACCGTCGTCCACATGTTGTGGATCAAAAGGCTGGTTCCCAGCCCCATGACGCGTCGATCTGCTGCCTGCAAAATCACAGAAGCGACCGACCATGCGAACCCGTCAACGTATGCTACAAGTTCTTTGCATTTCTTCTGCTTCAGAAGGTTGTAAATTGCCACTCCTTCGCCTACGTCGCCGCCATTTGAATTGATGTGTACTTCTATGACGTCCGTTTCCGGTATCTCTTCCAGAACCTTTCTGAAATGCTGTGCGCTTGTTTCGCTTTCGCTGTAGTTCCACGTCCACCAGTCAAAGTCGCCGTACTTTGTCACATCATCATAAATGTACAGCTTATGTACATTGCTTCCTGCTTCCTGTCGCAAACTATAATGTGCTTTCTGATTCTTCAAACCTTATTCACCCCCTTTCACGTCTCCTAAGTGTTCCATTTTTTCTGCTTCTGCATAGTTCTTGGTTATGTAATGCTTTTGTGACCAGTCAGTCTTCAAAGCTGTGTCACCCAGTTTCACGCGCAATTCGTCGATACAGTACAGCCCGGACGATAGCAGTTTGTCTGAATTCGTCGCCTGCTCGAAAATATCAATATGCTGTATGCAGTTCGTGTTTACGTCCATGTAGTTTCCCTTTGCGAACTGCTTTTCCCCATATTTTTTGCGCGTCACTTCACTTCCGATCCGCTGGCATATCGGATCAATAGCGAACGTCAAAAAGTTTTTCGTGATCTTCTCGACGTCTGATACATCCCCCAGCATAAGTGCTTTTGGGATCTTGTATGCCCTGCCCGCCATTTCAAATTCATAGTTTATGCGTTCGTTTAGATCTGCTGGTGTCGGTGCTGTTGTCTGCTTTGTTACGTCCGTGTATGTGTACCCCGTCTGTAACGGCAGCACCGCTGAATCTGTATCATAAAAAGGCTTGAATCTGTCTGTGATCAGTGTTTGCAGCTTTGCTGTGAAGTCCGGTTGCGCTGCTGTCTGTGCATCAATATTCAGTATTCCTTTTTGCGCTCCAGCACGCAGTACGCTTCTGATCGCCTTTGCCACCGTCTGCCCGTATGCGGTGTACGATCCTTCCAGGCGCCGTCTGGCGTTTATGTTGTCCAATTCCAGATATATGACCTCATGTGACAACATGGATCTTTGCATGGTCAGATCTCCGATCGTGATGTTGTTGAAAACGTCTTCGCGGAAGCTGTAATGCGTCCGTGTGAAACTGTCAGCAACGTACAATTTCCCGCCAACTTCTACAATCAGCGCTGCGTTATCATATAACAGATTTGTGACGAATTGCTGCCAGAAGTCCCCGGCGTTCTGATTCTGGTTTGGTTCGTAGTTCCACAGGTAATATTCACCCTTTTTCTCCGGGATCCCTTTTATGAATGTTCTGAACTCGCATTTGCTGATCAGACTTGCGATCATATTGATGGCGCATGCTGTCGCAAGTTCCTTGAAAAACACTTCTGTCAGTTCT